CTGTAAGTGTTAAGTTACCTTTTACAACATCACCTCCAATAAACTCTAAGGTCCCACCACTTGAACCACTACTTACAGTTTGAGTTACAAGAATATTATTAACTCCAGTTCCTTGAAGAGACCTGACATCCATAATACTTGGATGATTTTCAGCAGTTAATGAAAATGTTACAGTTCCGTTATTGTGATTTATTTCTGCTTGATTATCTACTCTAAAAACATAATTACTTACTTCTGGACCTCTTACGGTAAAAGAACCCGAAGCATCTGGTAAATTTAATTCTGCATAACCTGCACCTGATGAACCTCCAGCTATCTGACAATACACAGAACCTACAATTACAGTAGATGAATTACAATCTAATTGACCATCATCTAAAATAAGAAGATGTCCTGTTGCACCGTTATCATCTGTATTTGTTCCTACTGTAAGTGAATTGTTTGTACCTCCACTATTAACTGTAGTTAGAGTACCAGTGGTTAAAGTGAGATTGCCTGATAAACTTAAATTAGCGTGTAAATTATAAGTTTGCGCATTATTAATTGTTAAATTACGAATACTACCAGTTCCAACCTCATTGATAGGTCTGTCAGCAGAACCGCCAGTAATATCAATATCTAAGTTGCCTGATATTGTTCCAACATTTGAAAATATAAATGTAGTACCAGCATTGTCATTTAGTGTAAGTTTGAAACCTCGACCACTTAGTATTGTTACTAAATCGCCTGCTACAGGTACAGCTCCGCCTGACCAACTGCTTGTTGCGTTCCAGTCACCAGTAGCGGCTGAACTTATATTTGCCATTCACTAAACTTGCTCCGCATAGACAATTACTGTTAGATCAGCGCCATTGCCTGTTGCCCTTACACATAGATGCTTTACAGCAGTTGTAGAAATAGCCTTCAATGCATTACTGCTAGTTCCAACAGATATATCATCTCCAACTTGTGTCCAGTCAGAACCACCTTCTGCTCCTGGTTCATCTTTTAACGATCCGTAAACCTTAGCAGTTCCTGCTACTGAACCATCACTGTTGAATATCTGTATAGCATATCTGTTATACAATGCTGCATCAAACTTATCTAAGACTGTCGTTTCAGAGCCTCCCACAGCCGTCTCCGTATTGGAGAACGTCATTGCTGTGCGAGTTCTGTCTAGTCTTTTGCTTGTTCTGACGACAGTAGATGCCATCAGTCAGCCTTCCCTTTCTTGGCTTTCTTTAGCCCTTTCTTAGGTTTAGCTACTTCTTTTTTGGGTTTGGACTTAGCAGGTCTGCCCCTAGATTTAGGAGGTTTGACGTGAGTCTTAATCCCAGCCCCAACTTTAGGGGCAGAGTTTCCCTCAACGACAAAATCCCTGTTAATCTTGAGTTCTTCAGCGAGTCTGTTACTTTCAACTTCAACTGATTCCCCAGCTTTCCATGTAAGCCAACGCCCAGAAGGTAGCCTCCTGCGAGTAAACTTAGTCCCATTATAGGTGATCTTGACCATTTAATTAGTCCTCCAATCACTCTATGCCGTTAAGTCTCGGATACTACCGCTTGTGTTTCTCTTGTATGCTACTAGTTCACCAGCAGTTATGAATGCGTATTCTCTGCTTAGAACTTGTCTTACAGCCAAGTTAGTGTTGTCAACATAAGTTGTTGGTGCTGCAATTCTTAGAGCCAAGTTGTCCATATCCAACATATATAATCTGGATGCTCCATCTTTTGGAACGTGTTGTGATAGGAAAATTGGTATTCCATCGTATGCTCCAACTCTTGAATCAAAGTTGAATCCTGCTTCTCCAGTAACTCCATTTTGGTTAGCTGCTGCTGCACCTGCTAAATCGAATTTGAATGCTCCGTTTGTACCTTGCATCAAAGCTTTTAGATTCTGGTAAGTGTCGTATCCAGTTAGGATTACTAAGCTGTTGTAGTTTGCACCGTTTTCTAATAATGCTGCAATCATTGTGTCAAGGTCATCTAATGCCAATGCGTTGTTAGTTCCGTCATCGGTAAAGTGTGTGTGACCTGCATCAAAGAAAGAGTTAGATGAGATATCTAATCCATACATATCACAGTCATCTTGACTGTTAGATGGAGATTGTGCATCTGTTACATAAGCTAAGGTTGCGGTAACTCTGTCCAAAGACTCAAAGTTGTTACCTGCGTTACCAGCTCCTGTAGAACCGTCACTGTCTGCTTCTACAGATTTTGTTAATTGGTCATCAAGGAAGAAAGCGTGTGCCTCTCCTTGTTCTCTTCTCATGAATGCTGCTAAGTTACCAAGTCCGTCATCTGCTTCAGATAGGATCTCAGCTTTAGAGGACATCTGCCAAGGAGTTACGACTTCTTTCAAAGTTAGTGTAATCTCTTTTAGCTCTGGGTGGTCAGTTTCTGGGAAAGCTCCGCCTTCTGCAACTCCGTTAGTTGTTTGATGACGTGCTGTCAATGCTCTGAAACCAGACTGTGTCCATGCTTCTTTCTTCAAAAGTTTAAAAACTTCTGACTTAGTATTTAGCTGATTGAATACTTTTGCCCCGAAGACGGTGTTTAATCCTTCTGCTAGGCCACTGGTTGTAATGTTATCATCAGCTTTACTAATGCCGTACCTCTTGGATATTCCAAGTGTTCCGCCATAATAGGCGTTTACATATTCTTCGAAACTCATTCCTGCCATGTTTAGTTTTCTCCTACTATTTCTTCAAGCTCATCCCAAGACTTGGTCATGTTGTTCCAGTCTACGGTCTTTGCTTTTGGAGTGTCAGTTGCTGGTGCAGGTGTAACCTTCGATCCAGCATATACGGAGATTCCGTATTTCTTAAGTGATTTCATAACGACATCTAAGGAAGGTTCGGATTCTTTCTTCTTATCTTCATGATCCATCTTTTCATCGTCTTCCATTTTTTCTTCGTCTTCTTCTTCGTCTTCAGGTTTTCTTAACTCTTCGACTTTTGCGTGAAGGGCTTTAATTTCTTCTGCCATTCTTTTCATGTCGTAGTGTTCGTCTTTTTCCTCTTCTTCGTGTTCACCTTTCTCTGCTTCCTCTTCTACTATATCAGGTAGCTCTTCAGGTGACACTACTTCAACTGTAACTTCTTCAGATTTGACTTCTTCTACAGTCTCCTCTGCTTTTTCGGTGCTGCAATCGCAGTCATCTGCCTTTGTAGTCATAACCTCTATTTTATTAGTTTCATTTATAAAGTTATTTGCTTTGTCGGCTTTTACTATTCTTTCGTCATCATGATCCGTAATTAACACAAATTCATACCCTTCTACTGCACCATCATGAGGTTCGTAATCTCCTTCCATTAATGCAGGGCCATCTCTTGTAATCATCCAGTGATAACCTTTAGGTGGTTTTGCAATAACAGTTTTTCCGTTATCTTTCTTAGTAGATTTAGGATGGTCTTTTGGAAGTAAATCATAATCTGTTGTATATTTTGGATTTGCTGGTCTGCCTGATTTCAATAACTTCAGAAAGGCTTTGACCCTAGCTACGGCCCACTGGTCTCGGCTTGATACGCTAGGTCTATGGCTTGTTGAAAACGCTCCTGCACCTCTGCGGAATACTGCCTTTAATGCACCGAGATTAGCTTTCTTAGCTGGGTCATCGCCAACATCCTCATTGTGTTTATCTCTTAGATTTTCTAATGTCTTGATATTAGCTTCACTTAATTTAATTCCACCACGTTCTCCACTTGCACTGCCTGCTGGATTCTTATCACTACCTCTTCTTCTTTCTCCTGGTTTAGCTGGCTCACCAGCATGGCGACTTTTAGCCAATGCAACGTCAGTAACGGTCGCTTCTATGTTAGCTGGGTTATCACCTACCCAAGACACAGACCAAAGCCCCAAATCGTTTATTTTGTTAAAGCAAGTATTGGCTCCATCTGGACAGACTAAATCCTGAGATATTGTTTCTCCCCTAATGCTACTGCCACCTTTTGTTCCAAAGTCTTTGATTTCATCCCAGACTTTGTCGTGCATTTCTAATTGATTATGAATACCATACTTGACTTTGATTTTACCATCATCTATTTTGTAAGCCAATGGCAATCCTATTGGTATTTCTTCATGTTGATAAGAATAGATTCCATACTTCATGTAGAAATCCATAGACTCTTCTAATACTTCTGTAGGAATCAAATCATTCTGTTTATCTATGATTGGTGCATTAATGTATGTTTCCATAACACGGTCATTGTACCATTCCTTTCGATAAACTTTCCAGTCACTGGATTTGGCTGCCATAACTGGATTTAGTATCGCTACTATTTATTTGTAACTGTTATGTCGGCTTTGGCAGTTTAAAGCACTATCAGGTACTGCCAGACCTATTTACTTGCTTACAGCTTGCCGAGAAGCTGTTTCTCATAGCAATCATTACACACTTGGTCTGTACAATGGTTAGACCAACTGTCATGAATGTCGCATTTGACATAACGGCGACTTTTGCCGAGAGAAAGAATTGCAGAGCCAATATCGTATTTGGTCCAATGAC